CCAGAGCCAGAGCCGGAACCAGAGCCAGAGCCAGAACCGCCTGCCCCACCAGACATGACACCTCCTTCTCCTCCTCCTAGCCCGCCTATTCCTGAGGAACCTGATCAAAAACCTGTTGAGAAAATCCCTTTCTTTAAAAAGAATATTGCGTGGATAGTCGCTGGAGTATTTGTTGCTGCTTGCATAGGAATGTTTATATACGCTCAAGGATGCCAAGAAGAGGGGCCGGTTGATTTAGATTTTGACTGGAATGAGAAATACCAAAATGATCCGAATAGATTAAGATGACTTGGATAGAAGGTAAGCAACAAGATAGAGAAAAGTATTCATCTGATATAAATCATGAAATACTTGCTAAAAAAGGTTTTTTAGAAGAGCGCGAAGCGAAACTTCTTTTATATAAATTTTTGCGAGGTAATACTACATTTGCTGTAGATATGCTTAGTGGTATAAAATTATTTCCATTTCAGCATATGGCCGTAAAAGCTATGTTAGAGTCTGATTATTTCATGGGTGTATGGTCTCGTGGTATGTCTAAATCATTTACCACGGGAGTATTTGCTTTTCTTGATGCCATATTAAACCAAGGCGTTGAGATTGGCATTGTATCCAAATCTTTCCGTCAGGCTAAAATGATATTTAAAAAGATAGAAGATATATTAGCTAAGCCTGAGGCAGCGATGCTAGCTCAATGTGTCACTCGTAAATCTAAAGCAAATGATCAATGGACTCTAGAGATAGGGACTAGCAAGATCCACGCATTGCCGTTAGGCGATGGAGAAAAGCTTCGTGGTTTTAGATTTCATAGGATTATTATTGATGAGTTTCTTCTTATGCCCGAAAGGATTTATAACGAAGTTATTGTTCCCTTTCTTTCTGTTGTGGAAAATCCAACCGAACGAGAGGATTTATATAATCTTGAAACCGAAATGATTAAAGACGGAAAAATGAAAGAGGAGGACAGACATGTCTGGCCGAATAATAAATTGATTATGCTTTCTTCCGCTTCGTATAAATTTGAATATATGTATAAATTATATCAAAAATTTGAATCACTAATAAATGGAGAGATCGTAGAGACTGGAAATGCACACAGGACCATTATGCACTTCAGTTATGACTGTGCCCCGCAACAGCTTTACGATCAGAACTTGATTAACCAAGCTAGGGCTAGTATGAGCCAAAGCCAGTTTGATCGCGAATTTGGAGCTGTATTCACTGATGACAGCTCTGGGTACTTCAAAATCTCAAAAATGGCTTCTTGTACCGTTCCTGACGGTCAGGGGCCATGCGTAGAGGTTGCGGGAGAGCCTTCAGACAAATATTTACTCTCGTTTGACCCTAGTTGGGCTGAGAGCGAAAGCTCTGATGATTTTGCGATACAAGTTTTTAAGTTGAATGATGATGCTCGTAACGGAACCCTTGTTCATAATTATGCCATGTCTGGCTCGCGACTCAAGGATCATATATTTTATTTTCATTATCTATTAAATAACTTCAACATTGTAGCTATAGTAGGAGACTACAATGGAGGCGTTCAATTCCTTAACGCTTGTAACGAAAGCAGTCGATTTAAGCAGAATAACCTCAAGATCGACACGATTGGAACTGACCTTGATAATTTAGAAAATTATCAGCAGGCATTGCGTGATATGAAAATGGAGTATAATCTAGACAAAAAGAAAATTTGCATACTTCGCAAGCCAACCTCCCAATGGATTAGAACTGCTAATGAATTATTGCAAGCTAATTTTGATCATAAAAGAATACATTTTGGATCTAGAGCAGTTAATGATGATTATCAAAAACAAAGAAATAAAAAAATACCAGTTAAAGATTTAAAATTCCTTAAAAATGTTGAAGATGAAAAGCAAAGTAACGCAGCTAAAATGATCGATCTAGTAGAGCATCAGGTTGACTTAATGGAAAAAACAAAAGCAGAATGCGCATTAATACAAATTAAAACTACCGCGCATGGGACTCAGACATTTGATCTTCCTGACAACCTTAAGAGACAAACTGGGCCAGAGAAAGCCAGAAAAGATTCGTATTCTGCGCTAGTGCTTGGGAATTGGATGATCAAGGTTTATTATGATATGCAGCATGCCGAAGAAAGTAATGTTCAAACAACTTTTACCCCTATCTTTGTTGCTTAATTAAAAGTTAACTTTTAACTTTTCTTAGACTTTTGATACGCTTTTGTGTATGATACTATATGTCTAAAAGAAAATATAATAAAAGCTCCCCGTATTGGGACAAATTTAAAGGCAAAGATCTGAATGAGTTAATTCAGGAAACCCAAGGTACTGAGCCAGACTGGACTCCTACCTTGGCAGGAGATGCTTACTATACCCAGAGCTCAAAAGCTAATTATCAAAGGACAGGCGAAAATCAATCTGGACCGGCTAGTAGAACTGATACAAGACTCAATAGAGCTGCAGTAACAAAAAAGAACTTTAAATACTCTAATATAAGAGAAGGCCAACTTCCGTATTATTATGGAAAATCTGGATGTGATATTAGAGATGCGATAATGCTTTGTCAAAAAGCTTACGCTAACATTCCTATTTTTAGAAACGTAATCGACATAATGTCTGAGTTTGCAAACACAGATTTATACTTAGAGGGCGGAACAGAAAAATCCAGAACGTTTATTGATAAATGGATGCAAAAGGTCAAGATGTGGTCTATTAAAGATCAATACTTTAGGGAATATTACAGAAGCGGTAATGTTTTCATGTATAGACTTGATACTAAATTTAGCGACGATGACTTTAGTAAAATGTCAACCATTTACGGTTCAGAGTTTATGAAACCGGGAGAAATCCCAATTAGATATATTTTACTAAATCCATATGATATAGCTACTGTTAAATCTACAAGCTTTAACGGTCAAGTTTATAGGAAGGTATTGTCCGAGTTTGAACTAGAAAGATTAAAAGACCCTAAAACAGAATATGATAAAGAGGTTTTAAATGGTTTATCTCCTAAAGACCAAAAAGCAATTAAAGCGGGACAATTCACCTCTAGTGGAATTTTTATCAATTTAGATCCAGATAAACTAATATATTCATTCTATAAAAAACAAGACTATGAACCTTTTGCTATACCTTTTGGATTTCCAGTATTGGATGATTTAAACTGGAAGCTTGAATTGAAGAAAGTTGACCAAGCTGTAACTAGAACTATTGAAAACGTCATCTTATTAATAACAATGGGTAACACTCCCGATAAAGGGGGCATCAACCCACATAACTTGCAAGCCATGCAGTCATTATTTTCAAATGAAAGTATTGGCAGGGTTCTTGTTAGTGATTATACTACGAAAGCTGAATTTATTATACCTGATTTAAATAGAGTCCTTGGGCCAGAAAAATACCAAATAGTAGATCAAGATATTAAGGAAGCTCTTCAGAATGTTGTAGTAGGAAGCGAAAGATATAGCAACACTCAAGTAAAGGCTCAAATATTTCTTGAGAGACTCAAGGAAGCTAGGAATACTTTTATCAATGATTTCCTCCAGCCTCAAATCAAGTTAGTTTGCCAGAACTTAGGCTTCAGGAAATACCCAACCGTAAGATTTCAAGAAATTGATCTTAAGGATGAAGTTCAACTCCAAAGGGTAACTACTAGACTTATGGAGCTAGGTATCCTTACGCCAGAGCAAGGAATACAAACAATTAAAACTGGCATCTACCCAGAACAAAGAGAGGTAGGTACAGGTCAAGACCAATATCTAGAAGACAGGCAAAAAGGATTATATTCTCCTTTAGTTGGCGGACAACCCTTACCTTTAACAGAAGAAGAGAAAGAAGAAGCTGCGGAAATAGAAATGAACAAAGTGAGTAATCGCACTCCTAACCAATCGACTCCTCAACAACAAGGGCGGCCATCCGGAACCAGCAAAACAGGGAAAACTGCGACAGCAGATCGAAAAGCTCTTCAGTCTACTATATACAAAACTGAGGATTTGTTTTCGTTTGCTCAAAAAGAAATGAAAAAATCTCACAAAATAAAAAGACTTTCTAAGGACAAAAAAATGCTGCTAGATGAGCTTTGCAAGACGGTTGTTTTGTCTAGTGGAATAAATGATTGGGAAAAAGAAGCTAAAGCGTGCATAGAAGATTTTAGCCATATAGAATCTCTATTGGTCATGCCGGAAATACTTGAAACCGCTCAAGAACATGACATGGAGTTATATCCTTCAGCTTTATATTATCATAGCCAAACAAAAGAAGACGCTTCTCAAAAATAAAAACTTTGTGTAATTAAATTTAACAACTTTTCAATATAAATTATGGAACTAGATTTTTCTAAAAACATTCAAGATTCTAAGGATCTGGGAGGAATATTTCAGGCTAGAAAGAGCCAAGCGCATTTTAACGAACTTCCAGACTCTGACTTTGCTTATATCGAAGCGGGCGGGAAGATTGATTTTAATAATCGAACTGTACCTAGGTCTTTGAGGCATTTCCCTATGTCAAGTAAAGATGAAGTAGCTCAATCGATAAAAGAGCTAGAAGCTTCAAGCTTATCTTCTGGTATGCAGATAGCAGTTTTTCATAATATCCATCTTAGGGCCGAAAAGCTAGGTATGGAATCTCAGGCTGGCCTGCCACCTTGGTTGGAAAAGAAGTCTGACGATAAGAAGTCTGACGATAAGAAGTCTGGCGATAAGAAGTCTGGCGATAAGAAGTCTGACGATAAGAAGTCCGAAGATAAGTCTGACAAAAAAGACGAGTCAAAAGCTGAACTTTCGAAAGACCAAAAGAAGCTTCCTCCTGCGATTCAAAAATCTATTTTAGAAAAACAAAAAAAGTCTGGCGATAAAGACAAAAAAGAAGATCCCAAGGAAGAGTCCGACGCTATGAAAATGGAAAAAGACGACGCTATGATGAAGAAAATGCATTCTCGCATGGATGAAATCGATAAAGCTAGAAAAGACATGGACAAAGAATACGCCATGATCAAAGATAAACTCGGCGCCATGATGAAGAAAGTTAAGGCTAGTTCGAGTGAAAATGATTGATCGTCAAGATCTTGATTCTATTCGCTATGGCGAAGTAGATAAAAATTTACAGAAAAAAGCGGCGGAGAAATCCCCGCTTCTTTCTTTGGGGGATATAGAGTATAAGCCGTTTAACTCTAATAGCAGTGAAGCGGTCGCTAAGGAGCTTTCGTATATTCGTCAAGTTCAAAATTCTAAACAAGATTGGTACAAAGGAGATTATAAGAATAAACTAGATAAAGATTTTGTAAATATATTTTTTGACTATGCGAATAAACATAATCTCATTTTTGATAAAGACTATATATTAGATATAGTTAGTCAAGTAGATTCAATAATTCTTGGTTTGAAGTTGTTTTACGATAGGCCTAGGCCATATCAAATAAACAAGTATCATAATATAGATATAAAAGAAAATGATACAGAAACTGCCCAAACACCATCTTACCCTAGTGGTCATGCATTGCAGGGAAGATTGGTTTATAAACTTTTAGCTAATATACATGCTGATCACGAAAAAGAATTTAAAAAGATTAGTGATCAAATTAGTATGGCTAGAGTTATTAGGGGAGTTCATTTCCCTACGGATAACGAATTTTCCAATTTAATTGTAGATAAATATCTCATACCTAAACTATCAAAAACAGTGTACCTGCCTAGTAACAAGGATAAAAAACAAATGAATGCAAACTTTAAATATAAAATAAACTTTGAAAACCAAATACAAGCTTCATGCTTTGATGGTAGCTGCAAGAGGTTTCAAATTAGCGAAGCTTCTCTTGAAAATCTAAAACCGCTTATTCCTTTAGAGGTTGATCTTGAAAAAAATATTGATTTGCTTGGCGTGGCATTTAATGCTGCAGTCGTGAATAAATTCAATAAAAATGGGGACGGTATAGATACTGAAACCGCGCTTGCCGTATCTGATTATTTTGTTCATAAGCCTACTAATATAGAGCATAATAAAGAAAAAGTTGTCGGACATATAATAACTTCTTCTTTTAGCGATATTAATACTAGTGAGATTATGACTCCTGAATCTATTAGGGGAAGTAGTGACCCTTTTAATATTTCACTTGGCGCTCTTGTTTATAAGATTGTGAACCCTGCTTTCGCAAAAATGTTAGAACAATCACAAGAAGGGGAGGATTTTCACCATGCGATTTCTGCGAGTTGGGAAATAGGATTTAATGATTTTTACATTGCTGTTGGTAGTAATGATTTAAATGAAGCTGAGATAGTTACCGATAAATCACAAATTAAAGAGCTTCAGAAATATTTAAAAGCTTATGATGGGGATGGCAAAATGGATGATGGTACAATTATTAATCGCCTTGTCGTTGGAGAAGTCTATCCGCTAGGCATTGGGTTTACGTCCAATCCCGCTGCTGAAGTTAAAGGAGTATTCGTAGAGGACCAAGACCGCTTAGAGATTAAAAAAGATAAAGCAGAAGCAGAGATTTTTCATGTAAATAGCATGGATATAGAAAAAAATAATTCACAAATAGAAAAAAATACTTCCCTTTTTGAAAAAAAGGATGTAAACAAGGACAACACATTAACTATGGATACTAAAGATCTACTTAAACAAATCGAAGGCATGCTTTCAGAAAAAATTGGTGATAGCCAACAATTCGAAGAAGCCGTCGCCAGCGTTTCTAAAGTTATGATGGACGCAATCAAGGAAAAAGATTCTCAATGGCAGGATGAAAAAGCCGCTAAGGATCAAGCTCTTACTGAATCTTCAGCAGCTCAAGAAGTTCTTGCTGATGAAGTAGCCGAGCTTAAACAAAAACTTGAAGCTTCAGAATTACAATGGAATGAATTGGCAGAAGAAAAACGTCTTCGCGAAGCAAAAGATCTCTTTAACTCAAGAATGGCTTCTGTTACTGAAGCGTTTGACTTGGGCGAAGAAGATTTAAAAATTGTTGCTTCCGAAGTTTCCGAATTGGAAAATACTGAAGAATCATTCGCTAGCTACCAAGAAAAGCTTACTGTCATGTGGCAACACAAGACTAAAGCATTTATTGAAGCTCAGGAAAAAGCATTCGACGAAAAACTTGAAGCAGCGCTTCAAGCACGCGTAGAAGAGCTAACCACAAGCAAAGCGTCTTCAGAAGAAGTTCAAGAAGTCGCACAAGAAGATGCCGAAGAGGCAGTAGAAGAAGTTTTAGAAGAGGTTGCTGAAGAATCAGACGCAAGCATTTCTAATAATAACGAAGCTGCATCAACCGAAGAATCTTCTTTGCGTGATAAATTTAACAAAGCTTTCTCAAAAGAAAACATCAAAATTAATTATTAATTATGGCTATTAGATTACTACCATTCCGTCAGTACGCTGAAGAAGACGTTGTCAATCTGTTCGCAAGTACTGCCGCTAACGATAAGCTTAGCGACAGTGGCGATGCAGATGCAGGCGTCTTTGTTAAAGTAAGTGCTGGGGACTTTGGTGCTGACCCCGTTGGATACGAAAATAACTCTTACCTCGGTAAGACGGATTATCCTTTCATCGGAAGAAACCAGTACCCTGTTGTCCCATTGAAATTCGAAGCTGCTAGCGCTGGAGATCCTGTCCTCGGCGTTACTTTGCTTCAGACTGCTATGTTCGACGAAAACGGCGAAAAGCTCCTTTATTACCCACAAAAGAAACTTGAGAATCAGTCCGTCTTGACCGGCGAAGCTGTTCCTGTTCTTGGTAAGGGTATTGTTACATTGGACGCTGCTTCCGCTATTGACGGCTCCCTTCCTGCTCCGGGAAATTATGTAAAGATTGGCTCGACTGCCGGTAAAATTACCGACGGTGGTGTTAACTTGCCGACTGGAGCTGCTGTTGAAACCTCGACTGTTATTGGTCAAGTTCTCGCTACTGGGCAACGTGTTAATCGCGGTGTTTCTGACGATCAATTCGCAGGAGCTTCTGTTGGTACTGGTGCTGCCGGAGCTAATGGAACGTACGCTGTTGTTCGTATTAACTGCTAACCTTAGGAAATTAAGAAAATGAATATTACTCTTAAACGCACCGAAGAACAAGTCGAGCTTGTAAAAGCTATGGCTTCTCGCAATCGTGACGTAGCTTATGAAGCTCAAGCCGCTTTGGCTGAATTCATGGCTCCCGTTCTCGCTGAAGTAGTTAATCAAGCACCAACGTTGAGCAATTTGTTCAGCTCGTTCTCGTTTAACGCAGATAGCAACCCAAGCCTTCCGCTTGATCTCTACTACGATATTAACGCTGATGATTACATCAAGGTTTACAGCACTACGGTTCCCGGTGGTCTTCCCACTAACCAAGTTCTGCCGACCGCTAGCGAAATGAAGTTCACTACTTACCGCCTTGATAGTGCGATTAGTTTTGATCGTCGTTACGCCGCTCAATCACGTCTTGATGTTGTTGGAAAGTCCTTCACTAGGATCGCTCAAGAAATCTTGCTTAAGCAAGAATCTACATCTGCTAATTTGGTCCTTGGTTCTTTGGCTGACGCCGAAACTAACGATAAAGCTCATGTAAAGAATCAAGCTTCTTCAAGTGTTGGATTTACTCTTGCCGACTTTAACTCTCTTATCACTCTTGGTAAGCGCATCAATACGGCTTGGACCGGTGGTACGCCAGAAGGAGCTATTAAAGGAATTACTGATCTTCTTGTTTCTCCTGAAACTATGGAAGATCTTCGCGCAATGGCTTACAACCCTGTCAACACAAAGTCGTCTGCTACTAATGATGCCAACGCTGACAGTATTGCTGCCCCTGAGTCTTATCGCTCTAGCGTCTTCACTAATGGTGGAGTTCCTGAGCTTTACGGCATTGGATTGATGGAGATCAATGAGCTTGGACCTAACCGCAAGTTCTGCCGCCTATTCAAGCAGTTCGTTGCTGGATCTTCTGTTTCAAGCATCCCCGCCTTTGGTGATGGAGATGACTTGGTAATCGGTCTTGATCGCTCTCGTGAATCTTTGATTCGTGCAGTTGCGAACGACGCTGAGTCCGGAGCTGAGTTCTCCTTGTCCGCTGATGATCAATACAGCGTTCGCCAACAAAAGATTGGTTATTATGGTTCCCTCGAAGAGGGTCGCATGATTATCGACAACCGAGTTCTTACCGGTATTGTTGTTGCTGGACACTGATTGTAAGATCAGATAACCTCTTAAGACCCACCCCTTCGGGGGTGGGTTTTTTTGTTCTCGGGGACTTGATTTTTGTGTATCTGGAGTTATAATATAGTATTACTAACTAAATTATTATTATGCCAGCAAAAAAGACATCAAAAAAGCAAGCCACTAAAAAAGCGGCCAAAAAAGTAGAATCTCTCAAAATCGCAGACGGAAAGACTGATATTGAGAAAGTAAAAGATCTAGAAGATCTACTAGGAGTTAAGCAAGTTAATCCATTCGGAACGACTAATATGGAAATTCTTCAGGAAAATATAAACGAAATGACTCTTACAGACCTGCAATCTTTTGCCGTTAGGATAGGTATAATGCCAAGCGGAAATAAGCTATCTCTAAAAAACAAAATTACTAAAGCTTTTAAATCTCATGCGGGAGCAGGAGCAGGATATAACATTGGTTATACGAAACCTCTAGTAGATCCAAAGAGTGATGCTGCAGAAAACATTTTAAAAATATCTCAAGAAGGTTTGTGAAATGTCTAGTATTGGCGAAATATCTACTAGGATTTATGATAATGAATTCGATGATGCCGAAACTGAGCTAGAAAGAGAATTTAAAATAGAAGCTATATCCGGGTGGCTAGAAGCTAACGTCGGACAATTTAATAACTTAACTTATTCAAGTTTTGGAACTGGGGACTCTTTTCTTTTAGAAGAAGAAAATATTCTGACCCAATTGTATTTAAAAAATTACTACAACAAGCAAGCTAGAAGTATACTTGTTGGAGGCGGAGGAGGCTCAGGTTCAGCTTTGGACTGGACTAGGTTAAGTGAAGGGGATACGACTATAGTACGATCTAATAAAACTGAAATAGCAAAAAACTATAAGTCTTTAGCTGGAGATGCGTCTATTGAGCTAGGAGATTTAGTTTATTCTTATAACTTTTATCGATCTATGCCAAGGCAAACAGCTGGAATTGATGGAGGCTATGTTTCCGGAAGCGGCTCTTATGAATAATGGGATCATTAATTCCAGACTCCGATAAAGATGCGATAGGAGATGTTTTTGATAACATTCATGATACTTTTGCGAGATCAATAATAGTATTCCAGCGTGAAAACGAAATCTTCGTAGCGACAAACGGAACTTATAACGCTCTTTATTCCAGAATAAAAAATGAACAAAGTACTAGAGCTAAAGTAACACAATTTACTATACAAGCTCGAATACTTTATAGACAAGAACAAAAAGAAATGGACCTGCCCGGGTCTAGGGCTCAAGTCAACGTCCCTCTAAGCGAAGGGTCTGTTCGAGTCAAAATAGACGCTGCAGGTTATGCTCTGTTCACCAAGGCTACAAAAATAGAAATTGACGGAGAGGTTTTTAGAATTATAAGTGACCCGTCTAAAGTTGGCCCTTTTAAAGTAAAATTTTATACCTTGTATTTAAGGAGGGCTGATTAATGGCTAAGATAAACATGAGGGGGTTAAAAGCTGAAATAGCACAAAAAGGATATAAAATATTCAAACCTTTAGCGGAACAAAGAGTCAAGCGAGTCTTAGAAAAAGAAAGTCAGAAACTTTTAAACGACTTTAATAATAACGAAGTTACAAAAGAAATAGAAGGCGGTCCTTCAGCCTCAAATTTAAGTAATACTCTTGGCGGCTACGGAAACTTATTTACTTTTATTGGTTTTCAGAGTGGTAGCGATCCCATTTCGCCTATAAGGAGCTTACTTGCTAGATCAATAAAAATCAAGACAATAAGAAAAAAAAGAAATGTGCTTGCGTTAAGTTTAACTTTTTCAGTACCCACTTTAGATGAAATCAAAGCTGTTGCCCCATCACCTTGGTCTACGGAAAGCTGGGTTGAAGCAGTAGAAAGAGGTATGAGTGGTTTAGGGCAGTATCTTTATGATGGCGGGAGAGGAAGTTTTGGTAGTAAGAGTCGCTCTAAAAGCGCTATACAAATTGATTATGATATAGCTGACAGGCCCGGAAGTTCAGGATCAATAGATTATATTAGCGGAATTCTACAAAGAATGACTAAGAATATAGAAGCTAGTTTAAAAAGAATATGAAACCTCAATTTGATCATAAAGTACTTAGTAGCTTTTATTTATGGTTTGATGATAGACTAACTAGATATGCAGAAGCTATAGAAACAGGAATTAGTCAGCAGTTTTATTATTCAAGTAATGCCGTTGATATCCCAAGTAATCAAGTTGCGTATTATAGCCCAGATAGACAATTGGTAGCTAATGGTAGTGACGTTCCGAGTGGCGTTTACATAGATTTTACTGGGCAATATGATTTTGTAGAGCAAAACCCATCTGACCCAACTGGGTTAATGATTGATTTTGATCAGGGTAGGGTAGTGATGAATTCTAATGTAGGAACATCTCTTTCGGTTAGCGGAGACTTCAGCAGAAAAACAGTAAACTGTTATATCACTAACGAAAGCGAAGAAGAGCTTCTAATGAACACTGATTTTATCATCGCAGATGGTAATGACGAAACATTCTTACAGTCAATTTCCGGTCTTGGATCTTTAAATTATACAATACCAGCAGCATTTATCAGCTATAATTCAAGCACTAACAAACCTTTTGCTTTAGGTGGTATGCAAGATACAAAAAGTAATTTAAGGGCTGTGGTGATAACTAATGACAATTTCACGCTCGACGCTATGATGTCTTTGTTTAGAGACTCTACGGAAGTTTGTGTTCCTTTAGTTGAATTTCAAGATTTTCCTTTCGGTGAATATTATCATATTAAAAATCCTCCATATACTTATACTGGAATATATAGTAATATCATGGATAGTAATGGGCCTTATAGCTTTATAGAAAAAGTGAATTGCAGCAAGTTATATGACACCGCAAGTTCGGCAACCAATATACCAAGAGACATGCGGATTGGTTTTATAGATTTCACAATAAGTTCACCAAGACTACCAAAATCAGAAATATGAAAAAAAAGTTCTCTTTTCTCAATTTTCACTGTATCTTTAGTTAAACATTTATATTCATTATGGCTAGAAAACGTATCATATATCAAAGTGAGGCCCTGTATGCGGGCAAGACTGGAGACCAATCACCAAGGCAATTGCATCGCGTGCAAGACGTATCTCATTCAATTGAGGTTGCTCGTACCGATGTTAATGAGTTTGGTAAGTTGGCCGCTCTAAGTCGTGAAATTATTGAATCACCAACAGTAAGTTTAGATTTTACATATTTTGTTGTTGATGGGTTCAATGAAGCTAGTGGTCTCGGACTATCTGTCGAGGGTCACAATAGCGCAGTTGAAACCAGCGCATTGTCTGGCATCATGAAGGAAAATTCCGTTGATGCAGAAAAGAATTACTACATTTTAACGGTTCCAGAAGGAGAAGACGCGAGTAACGATAGTGCCAATTATGGTAATGGAGCATCAAATGGTTTGATCGGAGTAGGAAATGGATATATTACCAGTTATGGTATGAGTGCTTCTGTTGGAGAAATTCCAAGTGCTAGTGTTTCTGTTGAAGCTTCTAACCTTCGTTTTGATACCGAAAGTAGTGGGGTTGCTAATCCTGCAATTGACGTTACTGATGGAAGTGCAATGCCCGGTGGTTTGATTACAATTCCCGTATCTACTACAGGAGATCTTTCTGCTGCTGCTTTACGCCCCGGCGATATCACGATTAATTTTGGAACTGACAAGCTTGACATGGGTGGAGCAATTCTTCCCGGAATGACCACTGTAGGAGACCAAGCTACCGCTAATGTTCAAAACTTTAGTATTGATTTGCCCTTAGGTAGAACACCTCTTAATAGGATTGGTAATTCTTTCCCATTCTCTCGTGAGCTCGATTTCCCAATTAATGCTTCGCTTAGCGTGACCGCAAACTTGACCGATATCTCTTCGGGCGCTTTGCGTGATCTGATCTGTGCCGACGCTAAAAGAAGGGACATTACCGTAACTATGAACACTCGTTGTGGAGGAGATACCAGCGTTGTTTATAAGTTGAAGAACGCTCAACTTGACTCACAAAATATGAGTGCGACTATTGGAGATAATAAGTCAGTAGACTTGACCTTCAGTACTCAAATTGGTGGACCAAGTGATACCAATAACGGAGTGTTTATTTCAGGTAAAGCCTGAGACATATAATCGTTAACTTTAAAGCCTCTGAGTTCTACTCAGGGGCTTTTTTGTGTAATATTCGATAGGTATGGCTTATGGAAGGAATCAGTATTCAGACCAACAGGTCTTTATTGCCGAATATGGTAATTCAGTTAATGAAATAAAAGGCGTTCAGTCTTTTGATGGAAACTGGTCTATACCAAGGTCTGACATGCTTGCTGGGGGACATGAATTTGTAGGAAGCGAAATTGAAGGAGACCTAGTTGGCAATGTTTCTGTTAATAGACTTATGACAGAAGAAAACGATCCTATAACAGGAATGTTTGATTCTTCCCTAAGTGGATATTTGATATATGGAAAAAACGAATCTTATAATAAAGTTTTTAATTTTAAAAAAGCTCATATTAATTCTTATAGTTCTTCATGTTCTGTTGGGGAAATAGCTTCTGATGATTTTTCAATGACTGCATATGGAGGGGCCGGAAAAATTAATAACGAATCAAGAAGTTATACTGAGTATAGTCCAACCCCAGCTATTTCAAATCATATATCATTAATAACTTCTTTCGGTTCGACTAATGGTATACAGTCATATAATTTTGAATTATCAGTAGATAGAAGCCCTGTATACAAAATAGGAGATATGTTTATTCCTAGCCAGTTTAACTTATCAACTCCAATTAAAGCTAATATTGGATTTGAATTTATAGTAAGTGATTACGAGAGTAAAAATATATACGATGCTATTTGCTCAAGTAATTTTACAGAAGACCTGTCTATTGAATTAAATACATGCAGTGGTACTAGCATTCGAGCATTTACATTTATCAATGCAAATATATTAAGTTCTAGTCTATCTGCAAGTGTGGGCTCTAATATGACAGCTAACATTTCTTTTGAGACTAATTATAGTGAAATATCAGACTTGACGGGAGTTTTCTCATGAGTATTGTATTTAAGAATATGAAAGCTTCTATTGATAGCCAGAGCTATTATGCTGAATCAATAAATATTTCAGAGAGGATAAATGTTGATAGTTTTTCCGCCTTAGGTACTAAGAATTACAATACAATAGCAAGAGGGCATCCAGAGGGAAATATAAGTATAGATTTTTATGTAACTACTGGAGACGAGATTGATATGATCGAGAGCGGGTATGGAAGCACTGGGTTCACAGAAGTCCGAGCAGGGCCTTTCATAATGAAAAACGCTCTTTTAGAATCATTTTCTATAAATGGAAGTCCTTTGGATATTATAAAAGGATCGATTAGTTATTCGTATTATGGACAAATGGAATCCGGATCTTCACCCTCAAAAAGCGGAGCGACTATAATACCAGCTCATGGAGCTTCCTCGAGTGGAAGGATGGAAGATTTAGGAGTAAGTAAGATGATATCTTTTGACTATTCTTTCAGCCAAAACTTTGATGTTAAGTATTCTTTGGCTAGTTCTGGAATAAGTAGAGTTAGTTATGCTGGAGGATCAAAAACATTAGACATAGAAAGCGTACTTTCCGATGTGGATTTTGAGAAAACAAATTTAACTGGGGCCTCTGGGCTTTGCATCTCCGAATCTGGATTTTCAAAAAGAGTATCAGAAATTGCATTATATAATTTATGTCAAGAACATGTTGCTGATTTATCTATAAGCGGTGTATTGAGAAGTAGAAGTTTATCCTCTTCTCCCGGATCAGAAGTTATAGAGAGAATTAATATTTCTGAAAAATATGTAAAAAATACAGGCTGCGATGAGTAATTGTTATAAAAGTTTTCCAGCAGCCGTTACTTACTCGGATTTATCTGTTGATAACATATACGGCAACTCAGCAAGCTTAGACGAAGATATAGAATTAGAACATTCTTTATCTTTAGGAATTAAAGGGTCTAGCTCTGTATTTAATAAAAAAGTACCACAAGGAAGTTTAACCATTGATTCTTATTTAATAAATGATTTAAATATATTTAATCAATTAAAAGGGAGTAACGATCAAAATATAACTGTTCATCTTGGACCTTATTACTGCCCATCTCCGTGCGTATTATCAAGCATGTCTATTGATATTAATATAGGCGAGCCTGTTGTTGTGCGAAGGAATTTTCAATATTTCGGCGGGGTCGCCCAACAAAGCCCTCCCGAACCAATATCTCCAGAATTAAATCCGGTAATTGCAGAAAATATAAGCCTAAGCGGTTTTAGTAACGTCGGATCCATGGATCCCATATCATCAATAAGTTGGAATTTTAATCAAAGTTACAGTGCTCATTATTTGTTAGGAAATACTACTCCTGTGATTGTTTTTAGCCAAGGAGAGATTCAAGTAGATGTTAATGGAGAAGGATTCCCCAACAGGCTAACAAACACCGCAGGGCAATCTTGCGTAACCCCTCCTCAAGACTACAGAATTTCTATGCTTGGGTGCGGTGGGCAAGACTTAGGTTCATTAAATATTAATGGATATTTAAGCTCTAGATCTTCTAGCGTATCCTCTGAACGAGACGAAACTAATACAGCGAAAATTATTCAATACTTGTAATTGAAAAAAACCTTTTATATATATAATATATGACATGGATCAAGGTAAACTTAAGGAATTATTGGAGTTTCAAATCAATAGAAACGTTATAAATTTATATAAATCATTTTTAATTATGATGGAAGACATGCATGACCAGCATGAAGGATCTTTCAGGAAATTAAAATCTTCTCTCCCTCAGGACTTAGATCTCATTAATCAGGCAGATTATTGGGATGCAGAAAGAATGGACTTCTTAAGGAAAAAAATTCTTGACAACGGTAATGATACATTGAGAGAAATAATAGGTCAACTAGAACAATTCGAATTAACAATTAAATAAGGAATAAGGAAAATAATATGAAAGACAAGAAAAATCGAGAACTCTATAGTTTTGATATCGAAATCGAAGAAGAAATTGAGAAAGAAGTTATTAGAGAGGTAGAAAGAAAAAATAAAGAAACAGGCAAAAAAGAAAAAGTTGACGAAACAGTAAAGAAAACAGTCACAGAAAAAACTCCCGTCAAAGTTTTTCTCAGAAAGCCAACCAGAACTCAAGTAGAAGACGGAGATATGTTTTACAGCATATGGCTTAACAAGTTTATTAAAATGGGCTTATTGACAAGAGCTATGCTTGCGAAAAAACAAGTCGATGTAGGAGGAACATTAAATGATGACGACAAGTCAAACTTTGCTAAGCTCTACCTTCAGCTTTTCGAAAAGCAACAAAATGTAATTCGTTATACTGCAAAAGATAGAGACAATATGAGCAATGACGAAAAAGAACGTCTTGAAAAAGCCATCTCTGATCTAGCTATTATTAGAAAACAAATCGCAGACTTTGAAGCCGCTCAAGCGTCTATTTTTGATCACACTGCTGACGTGAAGGCTAGAAACAAAACCATCACTTGGTTCCTTCTTCACTTATCTTACTTTGTAAGAGGTGATAAGGACGACGCCGAAGAAGAACCTTTATTTCCCGGAAGTAATTACGAAGAAAAATACCTTTCGTATCAAGAAGCTGATGAAGATCAAGAAGACATTTTTGTAAAAACTATTGACAAGCTTAGCACTATCGCTACTATATGGTATATGAGCGGAGTTCAGGATCAAGATGATTTCGAATCAGTACTTAAGGAAATGGACAGGGAGTCTGACGTTCAAGAGATCAAAGAAGAGCCTAAGGAGGAGCCTAAGGAGGAGCCTAAGGAGGAGCCTAAGGAGGAGCCTAAGGAGGAGCCTAAGGAGGAGCCTAAGGAGGAGCCTAAGG